ACTTCAAAATCAGTGTCCAGGAACAAGTACGGATTTGCATAAACGAATTTAATTCTGTAGCTTCTTTTGCCGCCAGAGTCCGCTAAACGTGTGAGTGTTTTAGTGATATAAGAGCCGCCAGACTTTAGGCCTAACTGCGTCATATCTATAACGTCAGACACCGCCATGGCGTCAACTTCTAGCGCTATGAATCTATTGACCTGTCCATCAAAAAGCGAATAAGGACTGCCTGCGCTTGCGTTCTCTACTAGGTTGTGATAAATATCTATGCTTTCGGGCGTAGTGATCGACGAGACCATAACCAGCGAAGTGTTTTGCGCGTCGCCCGCTGCGCCCATTGGCATAATAGCGCCTAAAACTAAGCCCGTAGCGCCAGGGTCTAACGTTGCCGACACTGTTATAACGTCGCCTACTATACTTGTGATAGTACGAGCAAGCGAAGAAAAAAGCGCCATAGCCGTGCCGCTGTCTATTATGCCCGTCAAGTTTAACGTGCTGCCTACAGTCCAGCCGAACGTCGAAAGGTCCGCGCCTAAAATACGAAATGAATAAAGCGTCAAAAACTGCACCTGCATATCCGCGCTCGAAGTAAAATTATAATCTACTTTGACGTCTATTTCTTCGGTAACAAGCGAGCCAGCGTTCGCTAAAAGAAAATTGTTCCCTGCAGCGTGGTTACGTGTAGAATAATTCCTATCTATTATTGTTAGTGCCATATTCTCGCATCTGTTTTTTAGCGTTGTCAATATCCGCCAGGGCTTTGTCTAAAAGCTCCATGTTTTGCGGGTCTATTTTGTCCCTATTCGCGGCTACTTGCGATAAAAACGGAGTGATACTACGCTCCAATTCGTTAAAGCTTTTTAAAGCGTTTGGGAGTTGGTTTTGCAGTATATCCGCCAGTTTGCTAGTATCCATTATTTATGACTGTTATCTGTTCGTTAATAGCCGCTTTTCTTACTCTAAACGTAAGATTTGCAAGGTTCAACTTGCCGTTCCAGCGCAGGTCCGTAACCTCCGCCACGCGTCCATCGTCCAAATTTACAAAATTATTCGCTAATATTGCAAAAGTTTCTGTTTCTGTCGCCGCCATTTTCATAGGGTCGAAAGTGTCCTTTTGGTTGTTAGTCAAGAATTTAGAGTAATAATATTTATTTATTATTTTGTCGCATCCTATAATTTTATTTTGATCGCTGGCAAGTTTCGAGCCACTCGAACCCATTACTAAAAGTTTTGTAGTATTAAAATACTGCGAACTGATCTGCATTACGTTTTTTCTGGACTCGATAAGCCCCGACAAGTTGCCGCCTGTAAACGAGTCGACCGCTTCGGCCAAAAACGCCGCTGCTTTCTCTACGAAAGTGAGCGAAGCCTTGCGCGTGCCTCTAGCAAAAGGAATGTTAACTGTAAGAATACCACGTATAAGCTCGTAGTTAACGCCCGTACTGGTTACGATTTCCGCGCTATTTTCGTAAAGCGTGCCCTTAGTGTCGTCGAATGTATTAACGTCGGATCCATCCACTTGAAACAGTGCTACAATTCTTTTGTACTGTTCGTCGGAGTTTATGCCGTTCGCGTTGTTAAGTTGCTCCTGCATGTTAAACGCCACGGGCACGTTAACGGCCGCGTTTTGCTCGTAAAACATTTCCTGCTCTATAGTTACTACGCCGTTCGCCACTCTGGTTTTGGCGTTGCCTAGCGTTTCAACTGCAGCGAGGGCTTGCCCTAGTGTCTGTATGCTGTCCCTAACACTTGGATAGCCTAGAGTATAAGCAAGGGACATAGGGGCGAAAAGCTCCACGAAAATAGACGGGTTTTTTGTTCTCAAAGGAACGGGGCACACGGCCACGTCTTTAAGCTCGTTTAAAAGTGTAGACTGCAAAGTATAGCCTAAATGCTGGCAGCCCTTTTCAATTAGTTTTTTTAGCTTCGTAGCTTTGAACTGTCGGACCTTTGGAAAAATAAGGTTTAACAGCTCCGTAACGACTTTAATAAGTGCGACCGCTATAAAAATAGCGTAAGCAATTCGAGCCGCCAACTTAATAACCGCCACAATAATAGCCCCCCAGTCTGGCCCTGGTGGAATTCCTACAGGCGTGGCAGCTTTCACTACGTCAGAAATGCCTTCTTGAATGGACTGTATAGACTTGGCAAGCTCCTGCGCTAGTGCGAAAGTGGCAAGCGCCAAAGACATAAAGTAGCTAAATTGGTTTTCTGGAATTACTACGTAATCGACGTATATAAAATCCGACGACTGCCAGGACATAGCCCCAAAAGAAAGCCCTTCGGCGTTGTCGTAAAAATTGTCTGTAGCTTGGTAGCGTATAACCTTACAGCTAATTGATCTGTTTGTAACTACTAGCGAGTCGGAAAAGTCTAGGTAGTAGTTAACCACTAAGCCCGACGAGTATTCGATACTTAACGGCATGCCTAAATAGTCGCCATTTGTAGCGCGCCACGTTTGAATGGCTGTAAAATCCTGCAAAGCAAACTCTAAACTGCTAACCGACATTTCTAATTCTCTGACTTTTCGGTCGTTAAAATTAAAAACGTATTCTATTTCGTCCCTGTTTACTGGGTTGCATTCGACGCCGTTTAAGAAGTATCGTATCATATTTCAAAAGTGTTTTTAATTCGCGAACGCCCTACTGTTTTGGTCTCTATGACTTTGCCGACTCCTGCCAAAATACCGCCCCACTCTGTCGAGCTTGTCGGCTGGTTTTTAATAGCCTTTTCAATATTCAAAAGCGAGCCGTTCAACTGCATTAAGTCGAAACTGTTTCCTGCGCTGTCCATTGGTCGCATTTTGTCCGCGTTTGCGATCGCATCAAATACCGCCGCCGACTTTGTAGCGTTGTAAACTTTGTCGCCTTTGTCCAGCATCGTAAAACGTGGACCTTTGCCCGCGCCGACTTCTTTAATTTTGCCTTTGCTATCTGTGATAATTTCGGCGCCTTTCTCGTCGACTACAGCCAAGCCTCCAGGGGCGTTATCCGTTCCTTTCTCGTAGAAATTCAAATTTTTAAGCATGCCTACAAGTACGTTAGTGGAAACAAGCGTTTCGGCAAGCGCCGCCGCTGGTGTTTTACCTGCAGACAAAGAACTGTTAAACGATTGAAGCCCCGCGCTTATTAGCTCGATATTTTGCTTTTGCTTTTCTAGTCGCATCTGTTCTTCTTGTGCAGCTCTTTGAATTTCGATAGTTTCCGTTATTGACTGCTGCGCCGTTATGTTTCCGTTCGCCGCGAGCTGCTGCAAATAATCTTGTTGACTTTTAGCTGCGTCCTGTTCTTTCTTTGACAATTCTATGCGCTTGTTTATTTCATCGTTCGCGATCTGTGTAAGCGCTGCCTGGAACTGCTGCGCAATTTGCAGCTGTTCTTTGTATGCGTCAGTCATTACGCCCATGCTGCGCTTTTGGCGCTCCGTAAATTCTTCGGGCTTTACTTCGACAAGCGAAGTATCGCCTGCCATTTCGTCGTTTAGCTCCTTTGTCAATGTTTTGACCGCTTCGAGTGCTGCCTTTTCGTCTTCTAACCTTTTAAGCTCCGCCTCGTGCATTTGCTCTAGTGTTAAATGGCTGTCCTCTACAGTGTTTTTAAGGTCCTCTACTGCTTTTGTTTTTTCACGGGTTGCCAAAGTAGACTGCTTTGTGCTTTCCGTCGCTTGTCTTTCCGCGATATTCATAGCGGTTAACTCGCTGTTAAACGCTTTGAGCTCTTCGTTAACGCTGTAAACGCTTTCTTTCATAGATTTCATCTGCGCCAGTACCCGCAAATCTGCGCCGCTTCTAAATAGTGGATTTGTCGCTAGCGCGTCCTGGTATTTTTTAGAACTTTCTAGGGCTTTAATCTGTTCTTTTGTTCGCGCTTTCTCTGCGTTCATTAAACGTACTTCGGCTTTTATCTGTTCCTGGTATTGCTGTTTTGTTATTTTTCCCAAACCTACCTCGTCCTGTAGTTTTTTAAGTCTTTCCGACGCAAATTTTCCGCCCTCTTCCATTGCTTTATTCATACCGTCTACAGCTCGCGCCGCGTCGTCTGCCCCGCTTGCTACGTCGTATAAAACAGACGCCAATTCTATAGCCAAACCGATAGCAGCGGCAAAGCCTATGCCTTTAAGGACCCCGCCCAATTTCTTAGAACGGCTAGAAGTTTCTTGCACAGCGTCGCCCGCTTCGTTTGTAGCTTTACCGAATCCAAACATTCGTTTAGTGCCGTTTATAATATCTTCGCCCACAGACTTAAAACCCGCTTTTATTTCGGTTAATTTGTCACCTAGCCCGCCCAGGCCTTCGAGTGCGTCCGACAAACTGGCAAGTGCCTGCAGTCGCACCATTACCTCCATAAGTTTTTCACTTTTGACGCCCAGCAAAGCCTGCGCGCCTTCAATTCCTTGAAATGCTGAAATGCCTATTTTTCCGACGCTTGCAAGGCCTTTGCCTAGTCTTTCCGTAGTAGATCCTGCGAGCGCCTCAATAACGCCCCTAGTGTCGCCTATCTGGTCCTTTAATTCACCTGCACGGCGCGACATTTCGCTGAATCGCGGGTCTGTTTGCGCCATGTTTTGCAGCTCTACAGTCAATTTTCGCAGTTCTGTTTTTAAGTTTACAGTCGCTTCTTCGTAGTTTCCTACGTTTCGGAAATTGTCGCCTAGAGTTTTATCTAGTTTCTTTAGTTGTTGGTCGCCTTTTTGAGCCTCCGCAGTCGTAGCTTTGTACTGTGCTTCTAACTTCTTAAACGCTTTTGTGCTGCCTTCGCCGTTCGCTTCTAACTTCAAAAGCTCCGCACCCAGTCGTTTACTTTCGTTTTTCTGGTCGCGCGTTGCACGTTCCAGGACCTTGTACGCGTTGGCGGAGTCTTTGGCTATTTTCGCTTCTTTCTCTGCTTTTTTATTGTAGTCATCTATTGACTTTTCACGTGCTTTGTTTATGCGTATTTCTTCGAGGCGCATTTTTTCCAGCGCTTTGTCGTTTCGAAGTTTGTCCTGTACAAGTTTGGCGCTTTCCTTTTCGGCTCTATTAATCGCGTCAATACCTTGCACTGTTTTAGTGCTGGCTGTCGAAAGCGTAGATAAGTCTTTGGCGGTTTGTTTTACTTCGTTATCGAATTTAACCAAATAGCCCAGGGCTTCGCTTATTTGCTTCGCAATTTCGCCGAACGGGTCGCCCGTTATAATATCACTTTTTTTGATTGACTCTGACATACTCTAGCATTAAATTTTTAAACTCGACTACTGTTATTTCTTTGGCCTTTAAATGGTAGCCTAACCACTTAGACAAATGTACTAAGCACTCGCCCGTTGTCATTCCTTCGTGCTTCGACGGATCTAAACGCGCAAGCGTCAGCTCCTCGATAGCTATCTGGTTTAATATAGAGTCGTCGCCGCTTTCTATAAAGGCGCAGCGCAGCTCTGTTAAAAGTATGCAGGCCTTTAGGTATTCGTCAAAGTCCAGCGATATATCGAATTTTTTTAAATACTCGTTATAAAGTTGCACCCAGACAACGCCGTCGTGCTCTGTGCTTTTGCCGTCCCTGGTAACATACTTTAATTCGCCCTCCGTACATTTGTCCCAATTATACAGCGGCAGTTCGTCCAGTGCCAAATAAAACCTTTCTGGCGTAATCAATGTAGCGCGCTTTAACCGTTTCAATAAGTTTCGTAAAATTTTCATCTGTCAGCCCTAAAATTCTGCTAGTATACCAGTGTTGGTCTTTAAATTTATCGACGTCGCCGTCTATTTCAATAGCGTTTTGCAGCACCGTTATAAACATGGACTTATAAAAGTCGCCCGTATCTTCTAGCGTGTAATGGTCGCCCGCCTGTTTTCGTCCGTTTGTTATCATTTCGGTAACTGTCGAGTAGTAACCAATTACTAGGCCGTCTGCGTCAACTCCTTGCCGTGTTAATTGGTCCTTTTGGATCCATTCTAGCACCTGCTTTTTTGTGTTAGGGTGAAACGCATCTAACCAGGCCACTGCGTCGTTTAACAGCGTGCCGCGTCTTAACATTTCGTGGAGTTTGCTTTGCCCTATCGCCATTTTAACAAAGATAAAAAAAGGCGGCCACAATAGCCGCCCTTTAGTATAAATTTATACTGCTTAACTTATTAAGTCCATGAATAAACGAACTCTAAAGTATTCGACTCGTATCCGTTCATATTGTTACCAGTCGCCGCTTTGAACAGGTCCACTGTTACCTCGTCCGAAGCTGTTACTGCAGGCACTGTAAATGTGTAACGCCCGCGCACTGTTGTACTTTCTACTACTGTAGTAGGCGTAATTGCTGCGGAGTCCGTAACGTTGTACAAGCCAAAGTTTGCAGCAACGCCACCTTTGAACGGCAACGGGTTGTTAGCTGGTCCGTAGTTCAACTCTGCGTCAGCGATAAACTCTGTAGCACTTACTACGTCAACAAGCGTTAAAGTAGCGTCGATAAGTCCGCGCAAAGCGTTTGGCTGGATTGGTGCGAAATCGCTAGCCAAAACTTGCCACTGATCGCCGTCGCTTGTCAAAATATCGTAGTCCATTGTAAAACGAACTTTAGGGCTTGCGTCTGCAACGGCATCAATATACATCGAATCGAATGAGCCAGTGTTAACTGGACGCGGGTAAAGCGTGTCGCCTTCTAGCTGTCCTTTAATATTGTTACAAACGTCGATTAATACTAGGCCGAAGTCAGTACAAGCCGAAGCTGTAGCGTTAAAATACTGCTCTGTTACGCCCGTAACTTCGAACATAATATTTTTAACTCCGTCGCGTAGCTTTGTACGTTCGCCATTATCGAAAGTTTCGTAAGTCGCGTCTGCCTGCGCTTGCGTTACATTTCTTAAACCTTGGTAAGGGTACCAACGCTTTGATGGGTCTACGTGATTAACCAACGCCAAAAGGTCTGCGCCTAAAGTCGTGCTAGTTAGATCTAGTCCGTTTCTTGTGCCGTCGTCAGCATTTAAAGGAACCATATAAAGCCCAGAAGTAACTCCGAAGGGCCTTACGTTTGGCGTTCCAGAATTACCTGGTCGCCCTGCACAATTACATCCTGCGATTGTCATTTTTTCAATTTTAATTGTTTAATATTTAACTAATTGTTACAAATTTAACACTTTTCGCAATACTTTCGAAATAATTTTAAAGAAATATCAAACTCCACAGCTGAAAGCGTAGAGGGAAAAATAACTTTGTCTATTCCTTTCTCGTTTAAAGTGCCGAATTTTGGAAAGTCGCGAAGGTCTACGCCTTCGTAGCCTTCAAAGGTTACGCTGTTCTCGTCTATTGCGTCCGTAAAAGATTGTATTAAAGCCATTAAAGGTTTAATTGCTTCGGCTTGCCTGGTTATATTTTTCTGCGTCCAGTCGGACCAATGCACAAACCACAGTTTAACGTCCGAAGTTTTCCACAGTCCAGAGTCCAAAGGCGCCAGGCGTTCCAATGTAGGCGAAACAAGCCATAAAAACGGTAACTTTTCGCGCTCGTTTAGTGACAAATTGGCCCATTCTTCTGTAGCATTTTTCAGTGTACCGTTTAGCAGCAAAGGCCTGTTAAGCGTAGGCTCGTCGAATACCGTAAAAGCGTCGGCCCCCGTAGGCATATCAAATACGACCGTTTTAGTGTTTACGTTAACAGAGACGCACGGATACTGCACGCCGTTAAGCGTTACAAAATTGTAGAGTTTCAGCCATTTTAAACAGCAGAAAGTTACGGCCTGCGCGTCGTTTATAACTGGCTGCACGGACTCGATAATTAGAACGTTGTCCAATTTGTCGATAATTTCCTCCTGTATAGTTTCGTTTATTAGCTTCATATCGACCAAATAAGCCCTAAATAAATGCCTTTGTACGTTGGATAATCTACTCTATTTTCTTGAATGTAGGCGCGAATTGTTTTATACGTTCCTATGGATCCGTTATACGTTCTGTATAGACTGCTGTCGTCCGTTACTTTTTTGCCGCCCTCTGCCTCTAGTATAACGTTTCCCGTGGTCGTTGTTGTTTCCAGGTCGCCGTTTATGTAGTGCGTATAAATGAAGCCCTTTAACATTTCCCGCATGCCCTGCGAAATTAACGGCCTGCCCTCCGTTTCGGAGTCAAAGCTAAACGCGTCGAACAGTTTAACATATATTTCTTCGTCGTTGCCGTAGCCCTCTATAAACAGATCGTAAAGCTCCGCGCCGAGTAACTGCGTCAAGTACTGCACTTCGTATGTGTCTATGTAGCTTTGCAGTTTTGCTGTGTCGCCGTTGTACGCCTGCGCTATTGCGAAACGTCCCGTAAAATCCGAAGGTACTAAAAAGCTCATTTTCTAAGTGTTAAAAGTTTTTCTTGTATTGCTGCAGGAAAACGTTTAAAAACTTTGTTCTCGTCTGCCTGGGTAAACATGCCGAAACTGTCGACGTTTGCGTAAAGCGTTCGCCTGCGGTGGCTTATTGTGTTAAAGCCGTCCGTGTGTATGCCTTTCGCGGTCCCTAAATTTGTAATTTTTGCCCGTGTGCATCTTAACAGCCAGGAGTCTACGCCCTTTTTTGGGTAACGCTTTTCGTTTAAAGCCTGTATTCTGTTTCGTGCTATTGTCATAAACAGCGCAGGATCTCCTGGACCTGCTTTAAACGTGCCCGCCTTGTGATCCACTATGTTATAAAATTCGCCTTTGTTGTACTGGCACCACTCCGCCCTGTTTTGCATCGCTTCAAACGCTGTGCGCACTCTGTCGGGCGCGCTGTGGTTATCGGAGGCGCAAAGCATAAAGCCCACGCTGTCGGCGTGCATGTGGTCGCGAATAATCGCCCATTTTTGCCCCAATGGCACCCAGTTAGACAGCTTTAAATAGGTAACTTTTACACAATTAGCGGCTTTCAGTTTTTCTGAATAGGCCCGCAAGCCCTCCGCCCCTAGTGTATTCTCGCTTTTTTCTTCGCATACGATAAGCTCCCACTCTGGCGCGTCAACTTGTGCGCAAAGACTTTCTAGCTGTAGCCAGATAATTTGCGCGTTGTTATACGTTGGCAGGGCTGCTGTTATCATTACACTAAAAGCAAAAGCTCGATTATTTCCTCGTTTGTCGCTTTTGCACGTGGCGAAACGCTGCGAGGTGCGCAAAGCGCTTTTAATTCTTTTTTGTCTAACGTCTCCAAATATTCGCGCGTCAAGGTTGCCAGCTCTGGTGCCTCTGCTGTTGGTGCTTCGTCTATTTCGATAACGTCCACAGTTACGGGCGCCTCGTCTACTACGTTTTGCGGTCTAGTCCCGACTGTGCCGCAGTATTCAGCAATACCAGATTTTACTAACTCCGTAGCTATGTTTGGGCGCAGGTTTTTCTCGTCTCCGATTACTAGGCCGTGCGTTTCTTTAATGATTTTAACTTTTATTCTCATCGCTTTAAGTTTTTACGCACCAAAGCCCGCGCAACTCCGAAAAGTTAAACGCGGGCCGTAGTGGCAATGGAACGCTTTTAAGACTGCGTAATAGCCGCAACTGCTGCAGCCATGTTTCCTTTAACTAATAAAGGCGCATCGTTAGCAGACACGAACTGTACAAGCTCCTGCTCTACTAAAATAGTCTTTAAGTTTTGGATAAAGTCGTTTCCGTCCGTTCCGATCTGTACGCTCATAGCGTCAGAGAATAAAACGTTCACTACTGACAAGTCGCCACCTACGAAGTCGTAAGAAGTACCCGAAACAGTAATAGGCAAAGCGTTAGTTTCGATTAATCTACAGCCTGCTACTACGTTACCGTTTGCAGCTCTAAAAGGAGGCATTAAGTAAAAACCGTCTACAGTTTTCTCTACGTCCATAGCTGCCAAAACGTCTGGCGTTACATAAATCGCGCTCGCTACTCCGTTAGCTTTTACAACTTGCAAAGCTACAGCTCTGAAAACGTCAGCGTAAGACGGGTCTGTAGTTAATAAACCGCCACCAGTAAACGCTGTCGCGTAACCGATCAAACCGTTTAACGTGTTACCCGTACCAGGTCCAGAAAATAAACCCGTTTCGGTAACAATGTCAACGCGGCGCATCAAATTGTTTTGAATGTAGTTAATTAACGCAGGTAGGTTACGCATCATTTCTGTAGTAACTTTCCCGTGAACTCCGATTTTACGCGCTTTTGCGTCTCTTTCTTCGTAACGTACAGACAATTGCGTCTTAGTGTCGCCTTCACCTATGAAAATAGGCGCGCCTTGCTCGTCTAATTCCTCGATCCACATCGCTTTGTTACCCTGTAGAACTCCTACAGAAACGCCGCCACCTAAATACTTAGTAATTCTTTGACGAATCGCCGAAATAATACCAGTATTTTGTGTGATTGAAATTTGAGACTCCGATCCTACAGCCTCGACTGTGTTATCTAGTCCGATAGTAACTGCAGACTTCACCAAAATTGGCGCTGTTTGCTGTCCTCCGTTTGCTACTTCGTTAAAGTGCGCGTTTTCAGTGAAAGCCGCTTTTAACGCCTGCGCCAAATTGCGAGGTGCTACTTTGTCCGTGTTTTTCGGAGCTTCTTTTAAAGCTTCGATTTCAGTCTCTAACTTCATAGCTAAAGCCTTAACAGCCTCTAAGTCTGCGCTGTTTCCTGCGTTTCTTAATGCTTCAATTTCTGCTTTTAAAGCTGTTACTTCGTCGTTTTTAGCGAAGCCCTTGCTTTCTAGTTTTTCCTCTAGTGCTTTGATTACGTCCTCTGTAGTCATTTTTTTCTAAATTTTAAAAATTATTTAACACTTTCGACCAGTCCACCGTTGGCAGGTCGTTACTTTTTTGAGTGCCCGCTGGCGGCTCGTCGTTTGGAGTGCCAGCAGCGGCTCCAATGTTTTTATTTGCTACAGTAAAGCGGCTTAAAAGCTCTTTTACTGGTATGTTTTCCGTATAGACTTTAAGGTCCCCGCTTACGCTGTCCGTTATAACTTTGTCAAACTCCATTTCGTGCTCCTGCAAAAGAAGATCGTACTGGCCTTCGTTTACTGCTTTTTTCCAAAGCCCTGGTATGTGAACGTCCCCGTGTGAATCTAAAATATTGCTGGGACTTATCGCGCATTTTACCTTTAGTGTGTCCTCGTCTATAACTTCGACGGATAGCACAGGCGTTAAAAAGTTAGATCCTTTAACAACTGCGGACCCTTCTATATTCTTTGCCTCTGTGATAGCCCAGAAATAGCTGCGAGCGTCTGCAGCTTCTTTGTTCAATATTTGCGGGTAGTATTTGTTATAGTTTTCTTTGTCCGCTGCATACTCTGGCGCGTCGTTATCATAACAGAAAAATATCTTTACATAGCGCATACCTACGGAGTGATTAAGTACAAAGCCGTTTTTGTACTGCTCAAACATAAACTCGTTACGTTTACGCGAAACTGTCGCCTCGTAAATTAGCACCTCCAAAGTCGTAATATTGTCGGCCGCCGCTTTGCTAACTGCGTCAAATAAAACCGCCGAAAGGTCCGATTTCTGGACCTCGCTTTTTTTCTTTAGCGTAGCCAGTTCTCTATTTGCTAGAATTTCCTCTATAGTCATTTCTTAACGAGTTTTGCACCTTTTACGGCTGTTTCTTTGTCCGCTTTAACCGCTTTGATCTCTGCAGGGGTCGCTTCGTTTTTCATGTTAATCTGTTAAGATTTTAACAAAATTACACTTTTATTTGTATTTTTGTTGAATCATAGGTAAAATATTTTACATGAAAAACGATTTAACGGGCTTTATTGGTCGCCTTTTAGGCTTCGACGGCTTTTACCAAAGAAGCTTTACAACGCAGCAGCTAGGCGTAACAGTGCCCGACTGGGTCAACACTTCAAACCTCTGGCTATTATACAGAGAAATTCCAGAGCTCAACACTGTAGTAAACCGATACGCCAAAATGGTGGCCAGTGCAAACCCTGTGGTCCGTGACAAAACAGGCGGCGTAGTGGATCCAAACGGGCACTGGATTTTTGAGCTAATCGACAGGCCCAACGCTATGCAGTCGTGGGGCGACGTTATGACAATGACAGCAATAAACAAAGCGCTAACAAACAACGCTTTGATTTTTGCGCCGAAGGGCAGCCTGGGAAATCGCCAAAATTTAACGCCTATCGCATGGAATAATGTAAAGGTACAAGGCACAGGCAAGGACCTACGCCAGACAACTATCGACGGATTTATTAAGGAGTTTCTTGTGCCCGTTAGCAATACGTCGACTTTTCAGAGCTTCGACCCTTTGGAAATGGTTTATTTCTGCGATCCAGACGGAATAAGCTTGTTTAATACCGAATCGAAACTGCAGGCCCTTCGTTATCCACTGTCAAACATAGGCGCGCAGTATGCCAAAAGAAACGTACTACTCCGCAACTTGTTTGCGCTTGGTATTCTGTCTACAGAGTCAAACGATATGCAGGGCGCGCTACCTTTAGACAGCGCAGGAAAAAAGGAAATATTAAACGACCTAAAACAGCGCCATAACGGCGAGGTTGCGATAACCGATAAGCGTATGCGCTGGGAGCCTATGAGCTTTCCAACTAAGGACTTAATGCTTTTTGAAGAATTGACAGCGGACAAAATCGCGTTAATAGATCATTTTGGATTGAATATTAACATGTTTGGAAACCCTACAGGCGCAGGCTCTACTTTCTCAAACGTGGAAATGGGCGAAAAGCAGGCCTACAATAGTACGATTATTCCAGACACTGAAATAATGTACGACGGCATCACTAAGCAGCTAGGCCTTGACAAAGAAGGGCTATATCTTACGCCTTCGTTTTCACATATTAGCGTTTTACAGCAGGACGCAAACAAAAACGCACAGGCTTTACTTAGTAGATCGCAAGCCCTCGAAAAAATAGCTATGCAGTTAACGCTTACAGACGACGAGAAAAGAATTATTTTAGGGCTGTAATTAAGCACTGTAAACAGTTAGGCCTCGCAGAAATGCGGGGCTTTTTTATTCGTCCAGGTGCGGAAAAAAGCCGCGGACCATTACGGCCAGCCCAGTGATTGCGTCGGGCGCGTCGTCGTTTTTATTTACGCCTTCTTTTTGGAATGCCTGCAGGGCGCGTTTAAAGTGTCCGTATTCGCCTTCGTCTGTTTCCAGGAAACGGAAACGGCGCAGCACGTAGTCGCTGCTCATTATTATTCTGGTAATTTTATTCTGTTTATTGTTTACGCCTAACAAGGACGTATTCGTAACTAATTTACGAAGCATCTTTATGAATATAGCCCCCATGCCGTTGGTCTCTACGCGGGCGTAGCGCACTTTGTGTTTATTCAAAAGGCCTGCCAGCTGCGGCGTAGTTACGTCTGTATTCGCTTTCGTGTACATTACGTCGGTTATGTAGATCAAATCGCCTACAATATGGCCGAAAGGCGCGCATAAATAGTCGCTGCCTTCGTCTGCTACGTCCACATAAGCGACGCAGCCCTCGCTGTTTTTCAGTACTGCGTCTAAGTCCGTGAACGTTTTTAGATCCGTAAACAGTCGCCCCTTAATATCGACGGGCTGCTGCATGTACTCCGCGTCCCAAATTTCGGCGCGCGTTTTATTTTTTTTCTTCAAATACTCGGCCGTTGTCATTACGTTTTCACAGAAACTTTGTCCTTTGTCGTCAAGTGCTGGCACTATAATTTCGCGGTCGTAGTGGCAGCCTTCGCTGTTTTTTCCGATTACGTCGTCCCTGGTCCATCGCGTGCCTATATCAATTTCAGCGCAGCCGCTTTCTTTTCTACTGTCGTGCGTTGCTTCTTTCCAGCTGTGCGTCTTTTCTCGTATTGTCTCGCTTAGTGCGTCCTCCATGTTTCGGAAAAGGTCGTCTGTTATGGCTACTTTCGTAGCTCCAAAACCTATAATGGTTCCGCCTACGCCTTGACCGAAATAGCCCACGTTTTTACTTTTGTTTGTATTCCAGCCGCTTACGCCTGCGCGGTCGTCAGATAGTCGCACGTCCTCGAATACTTCGGCGAACTGTTCGCTTTTCACCACTTCGCGCGCGTCGTAGCTTAGCTTTTCAGCTAGTCGGGCCGTGCAGGTGTTGCGCATTACGCTGTCCTCTGGGAAACGTCCCAGGATCCACGCACAAAATAATGTAGTTATATAGCTTTTGCCCGCACGTGGCGGCAGCGAAACGGCAAGCGTTAATATTTTGCCGTCTGCTATGTCCTGGAAAGCCAGCGCTATTTCTTTGAGAAATGGGCGACGTTTAAAAAAATGGTAGTCGTAGAAATAACAAAAGGCTACAAAATTAGTCTTTGCAGCCTGCCTTAATACTTCTTTTAGCTCGTCGCTTTCGTGCATTATAGCTTTTCAATTAGCTTGTTTACTTGGTCCTGTGTAAGTGCTGGGCCTTGTGTTAACGCTTGGCCTTTGGTCGTTACGTCTGTTTTAGTTGGCGCGTTATAGCTTAGCATTTTATTAATACTTTCGATCGCTGCTATTTTGTTATAGAGCTTAATTTTAACGTACTGTACAGTTTTACTGCTGCCGTTCGCGCCTTCTTTTGTTTCTGTCTTTGTGTCGATTGACTCAATAGCTGCTTTCTGGTCCTCTGTTAAAGCCTCGAAAGCCTCTAATTCGATCCAGCTATTGTGCAGCTGTGCGATACTTGAAAACGCAATTTTGCTAAGTTCGTCCAGAATCTTAACAGCAGAAATGCCAGACAGTTTGGCAAGGTCCGCCTGTATGTGCTCTAAATATGCTTTTACATGCGGCTTTTGCAAATTGGCGTAGGCTATGCGGCTGGCTGTGTCGTCCTTATATCCTGCTACTCTGGCAGCCCTAGAGCCGTTCCAGTCTTTGACGTATTCGTGGCAAAATACGCGCATTTTGGGTGTTAACTTTCGGCCCGCTTCGCTGTCGTCTGTTACCATTTTAACGCACTTTTTGCAGCTCCATAAGGACCGCTAAAAACGTGCCCGTTAACGCTGTGATTGTTAACCAAAAGAAGAAAATAAGGTTATTGCTTATTCGCTTCAAATGCTTTTCTGTTTCTTTATTGCTTTCCATTTCTGTGTAAAATTTGATTAATTCGCAATTGTGGATCATTCCAGCGCTTTTGCCTTTGTGCGCAGCTCTTACAGTCTGGCCCCACAATAAGCGCCGCTATCTTTTTTAATCTCAAAACTGTTAGGGTGCGCTCTACGTCGTCGCCGAAGCCCTCGCTTTTATGTGCCATGCTGTAGCCCGTTAGGTGAAAAAATAGCCTCGTCCTGGTCCTTTTTAGTTTTTAGCTCTGCGGCCAGGTCCGCCAGCGCATTAACGGCCGTCTCGTATAGTGGCGAATCAATAGCCTGCGGGTCCGTTTCGTGCGTTAAAAGTATGTAGGCAGCCGTTACCATATCAATGTAAAAATGAAGTAGCACAGCGCAAAAAACGCCACGCGCAAAATAGAGACCGTTTGCAAATTGTGATCTATTTCGCCGTCCTGTCGCAAAACTTTAACGCTCGGGTTGTGTAGCCATTTACGAAAACCAATACGCGGACCTACGGCAAAAACGCAAAGCGCCTTATCAATTACAAAAACGACGTACATAAAAACGACGAGTAAAAGCCCCGTAGCGGTTAAAAAGAAAACTTTTATTTTGCTGTCCTGTTTCATCCTCTAAATATTTGAGCCACAAACGCAAAAAAGCGCTGCAGTTTTGTTTTTGGTTTATCGGTTTTGGCGTCGTAGCCGTTATCGACTAGCTGCAAAATTCTGCTGCCTAGTGGGAGCCTCGCGACCTCCCTGCGGAAATTTCTGTTTCTCTGTAGTTCCGCTGCTACAGCCCTACCTATTCGCTCGTAGCGTATATCGTAGGGGCTTTTGTTCCATTGTCCCATAGGGCAAATATACGATATAATCTGAAAATCCAATACAAAATCAATTTTTCTACAGCAAAACGGCACAAAATCAAATCATAAACAAGGCCTTTTTTCTTGTTTATTTCGTAAACCCGCGCTACGACTGACTTACAGCCCATTTTTTGCCAAATTCTAAACAAAACAAACAAGTTTTCCTTACTAATACCCTAGAATTCCTATAGTGTATATTTCTACTTCT